CTTGGATAGAGGGTGGGGTCAATTGTCAACTTCGCGTCAGACTGCAATGACAGCATGACACTTGTGTCAATGCCGTCAGCATTCGTCATATAATGGGCAGGACGATTTGCAGTAACAGAGAGACCACTTGCCTGGGGCTTGGAAAACCCAAAAGCGAGTGCGGCCTGAGAGGCCGCATTCAAGGCCCAACGGGCCGAGCCCGCCAAACCGGTCAGAACAGGCACTTGTTCCAATGTGCCTGCCAACTTGGCGCCAGAATCCAGGATTGAAGAAATCACTGGGTTCTCCGCTTCTATGCGCATTTTACCGCGCGCCTTGATGCGACCACGGATGCCTGATTGAGGCACCACAATGGGGGAGTTGGACTGACCGAAGACCTCCGCGCCCTCGATTGAGGCCCACAAAGTCCAGGAACAAGTTGCTGGGCTAGCGGACCCCGTCTTGAGAGGGGAGATGACGTGCAAATACACGCCACCCCAGCCAGCCTGCATTGAAGCAGTCTGGCTCGTCATGGGCAAGAACCGCATGGGGTTCATCCACGGAATCTCTAAGCCAACTGAATGGTCTAAAGGCGTAGCCTCAATACCAGGTAGCTGAGAGATGGAGATCACATGGCGTAGATGCTCGGCAACCTTATTGGGTGCCAAAGCAGCGCAAGGATAATACGACAGTCGCACTCGGCCGGCTTGAAAAGCCGTCCCGTTCAACTGAAGCCGTAGTAAGACTGTACCACGAACACCGAAGAAACCCTTGAGCTTCTCGGCGAACATGGCGTTTGCAGCCAAACTCTTCCAAATTGAGTCGGTGGTGAAAAGAGCCGCCCCTTGGACTGACCCAGTGTTCCAGTTACCGCTTGCGACGCGCACAGGGCGCGCTAGGTACTGGACAACAGACTGGATATGATTGGGGTGGGCATACTTAGCAACATCTGCTTCCGTCGTAAGAGGATAATTCCTACGAATGACGGTCGCATCCGAAACAAGTTGGGTAGCACTGCCAGATTCTTCTTTAAGATCGACCTGAGTAGCTGGAAACTCGACCGAAATGTCATTTGTGTTGTTTGAAGCAAGTGCATTCTTTAACACGGGGCGCCACTCAACGCTCCCGCGCGATTCGGTAGAAGAGTGTGTTTTCGGGGCTGCCTGAGGTACACACACGCTAAATAGCAAACCAACGCCGCTTCCACTAGAACCGAAACTAGCTGCGACGCTCGACTTTTAACGACATTCGACAGGTCGGTGCTCTACCATCTAGTAGTGCGCAAGCGAGCTCAACAGCTTGTCCTGCGCGCCCCTAAACCCAAGCACTGGAATCACAAAGGGCTCATCGGCCGAGATCGCGGCTTGGGCGACTCGGAGACAATAATCGTCGTAGTACTCCTTCCCGTGGGCAGAAGCCTCGAGCATCATCGTCTTGACGTTCTCCTGCCAGTGCACAAACAATGGTGCATCTGACTTCTTCGTCCACTGGATCGACTCTTCAATTGTGGCCGTATCCAGAGGGGCCATCCACTTACGGCGAACCGTATGGTGGTTCCTCTTGAAACCCCGCTTCAAAAACGAGGCCTCATTGAGCGTGAGAGCCTGGGCGACACCAGTCTTAGCCGCATCGGTATATTTGAAACCGTGATCGGCCATGGCGGCCTCAAAATCGGGCCCCGTGATCAAATCGAGAATGGGGTGACGCTTGATAGAAATCATGTTGTCATCCCCATACGCAATGATGCGCACGTTGTCGCGGTCAAAGACAACTTCGAGCGCGGCGCGGTATTGGATGCCCTTCTTGAGAAGGACCGTAACCAACGAGCAACGAATCAGAACGCAATTGGCCTCGGTGTTGACAATGGTCGTAAGGGCCCACCCCGAGGGGTTTGAGCCCGTCCAAACATACAAGTCACCACCATCTACATGAAAAGAATGGCAAACTCCCTCCACGAGCGCATGGCGCACGCGTTGGGCTTCCGAACCGTAATCAGCGTAGAAGATGTCCGAGGCACGAGCAGCAATACGCATGAGTTGGGGGGTCAGGGTCTTGTCGAAGCCACTGAAATCACCACAGATCACGCGGAAAGCAGGACTGCCGCCGCCCATGCGGTCGGCCATCGCGTCCCAATCGTCGGAGTAGGCATTGACGCCCACACCCGACTCATTGGCAATGCGATTCTCCATGAACCACTCCGTGAACGGGAGGAAGTAGCGACGCACGGCAATGACGTGCTCGATACTGCTACCGGAGATGA